ATCACGAAATCAATAATTTTTGGATAAGGAATCATCAGTTGATCAAGTGGCGTATCAAGCTCAAGCAATGGGCCGAGAGCGATCGGCAAAAGAATCGGGAGAAACAGGGCAAACGAAAATTACATCCATCAATTGTGCAATGACCTTTGACCGAAATCATTGGGGTCTGACCGATTACGCTCCCCGGCCCAAAATTCAGGATTTCGAGGTCGACGAATCGGCAATGGAAGAATCGATTTCCGTTTGCAAGGTTTGCGACCACCCTGTTCGCGTTCTAACGCATCGCGATTTCTCCCCGCTATGCGGTGACCCATTAAGCGAGAAACGAACCGAGAACCCCCAAAGCGGCCCGGGAAATAGCTATCAGCAAATGATCGACTCGTTTCGGGGAATGGCAACATGCGATCGGTGTTACGATTTGCGCGTTAAGTATCAAACCGCGCGGGATAGGATCCAAGGTGTTTTGGAATGGGTGAGCCGAAATTATAACCCATACGAACGCGAGTGGATTGCCGAGGCCGACGAGCAAACTAAAAAACTCGAGCTTTTAAAGTTTTGGTTGAAAAAGTGGGGTGATGCCATTCGTCGAATGAAAAATCAGGTTCACATTGTCGATCTGCAAGACGCGGCTCGAATTATTTGGATGCGCCCCAAAAAGGCGAATGACTTTCTCGCGGCTTTGGAAGAGCGACTTTATGAGGGGCAACCAGTCGGTGAACAGGAAGCCGGCATTACCAAAATGTTGAATCAACTCCGAAGTGGTTTTCGCAATGGTTAAAAGAACGAAAAAATCAATCGAAAAGCGCCGGGAATACGTTTTGTTTGCGCTGGAAAAATACCCTAATTATCCGACAAGGACTTTAGCGCGGAAATTGCATTCCGATGACAAAAACTTGTTTCCAACGATTGAAAAAGCAAGGAATGCCATCCGTTACGTTACGGGCACGAAGGGCAAGGATCTTGCAAAGTATGCAAGGCACCCTCGGGCAAAAAAAGCAGCAGGTCAAAAGTTAGAATTGCCAGAGTCAGAAGCCAAACCTCTTAAGCCTTTTCATATCAAAGGCAAAAACAGGATCTTGGTTTTCTCCGATCTCCACATCCCATACCACAACAAACCAGCGATCAAGATTGCGATTGATGAGGCTAAGAGGCAGGAGGTGAACGTGATCGTCCTGCTTGGTGATGTCTTGGATTGCTACCAGTTGAGCCGATGGGACAGAGATCCCAAAAAGCCCAACATTGCAAAAGAGATTGAGGTTTGCCAACGCTTCCTTGCGTATCTTCGGCAAGAGTTCCCAAAAGCCAAAATTATCTGGAAGGAAGGCAATCATGAAGAGCGCTGGAAGGCTTACTTTTACCAGAACGCTCCCGAGATTGCCGTTCTTCCCGGGACATCTCTCTATGATTATGTCAATTGCGAGACCTTCAAGATCGAGGTTGTCGACGAACGTCGCCCGATCAACGTCTCGGGCCTTTGGCTCTATCACGGACAGGAGTTTGGCAAAGGATCAGGAGGAGGCGTCAATCAAGCTCGGGGGCAATGGATGAAGACCTACACAAGCACGATTGCCGGCCACGGGCACCGATCTTCGACCAATGTCGAAACGACGGCAAAAGGCGAGGTTTTTATTTCATACTCAATTGGTTGCCTCTGCGATCTCAATCCGAATTATGCAAGTGTCAACAAGTGGAACCACGGTTTTGGAATACTTAACCAAACAACACCCAACAAATACACATTCAACAACTATATCATTTTAAACGGAGAAATATTCGGGAAATCACATGACTAAGGAACAAAGGGAATCGATGGAAATGGCTTTGCGCGTTGCAGCCATTTTGGGAAAGCAAAAATACGAAGCCGGACAAGGCGAACACGGGGGGAATTTATGGGAAAAATCCCCAAAAGAAATTTATTACAACCTGCTTGAAGAGGCGATTGATTCAATGTTTTACGCGGTCGCCGGGCTTCAAGGGCTAGGACTTAGCATCGAAGACATTCTTGAACATCGCAATGGCTCGGAAACTATACGAAACGATTAAAGATCAGTTCAACGAGGTAAACTTTGCCCACGACCTCGAACAGAAGTTCGGAAGAACGTTCGAAAAGCTTCCTCGGGTTTACAATCTGGATTTTTGCATTTTTAACGGAAAGACCCCGACAGGGTTCGCCGAACTAAAGTGTCGAACCTATTCATCGACCGACTTTCCGACGCTTATGATCTCAATGGTCAAGGTATTAGCGGCTAATAGGCTGCACGAGGCGACCGGGCTCCCCTCGTTCCTGTTCGTTGAGTGGCAAGGCGACGGGGCTCGAGGGATGGTGAATCTAAATCAGAGCTTTAGTTTTTCAATGGGCGGAAGGTCAGACCGCAACGATCCACAGGACCGGGACATCACCGCTTACATCCCGATTCAAACATTCAATTGGATATGATCGCGCCGATTACACCGGAACAATTTCCCGATGAAGAGCAACTGCAACAACAAAAAATTTCAGACGGTTACGCGCGATTGGCTTGGTCAATCATAGAGCAAACGATCGACGACATTCATGTGTTGAGGCGTTTCGGGATCATTGTTGATGGAAAGTGTGTATTTAGAAAAGACAACTGGCCGCGCCGATCATGCGCGTATCGAGCTTATACCTCATACAACAATTATTATGATCACCCGAACAAAGTCCAGATACTGATCGATTGGGTTTACTCGAGCGACCTCGAGGAATGGCTCGAGATGCTCGGCGCTGGATACATTCAGCAACACATTATTGATCTATTGGAAGGGCGCATTCCTTACATCGGCTTCAAATACTCATACAACAACTGGCAAAGGAATAACTGATGAACCAGATCGAAAAGATTCAAAAGGTATTCGAGGACGTGTTTTTGCTATACCCCGGGCAAATCACTCAAGGATCTCGAACCGAGCCAATCATCACGGCAAGACATGCGCTTGCCTACTACCTAAACAAGCAAGAGGGTTTTTCAACGCGGGCCGTGAGGCATCTCCTAGGGTTTAAGGATCACGGATCCATTATCAACGCAACCCGGCGCTTTCAAAACTTTTTGGATACGGAACCAAAAACAAAAAAACGATACAAAACAGCCATTAAACAACTAAACAACAATGATTAAATTCAGCTTAAAACTCGACGACATCGAAAAAGAATTCATCCAGCATCACAAAAACGGGAAGAAATATCTCAATCTTGTCGCTTGGGAACGTCCCGACGAATACGGAAACACTCACATAATCAAGCAAGACCTCAACAAAGAACAAAGAGAGCAAGACAAAGTTGATCGGATCATGCGTCCAATTGTTGGGAATTTAGATGCATCGAGATTGATTGAAGATGTGAAAAGAACAATGGCGGGAGATGCTCAACCACCATCTGAGGCAGTAGCGGCCCGAGGTTCCGCACCTCAAAGCCAGCAACAAGACGACTTTGATCCCCCGTTTTGATCGATCACCCTGTCATTGATCCCGATCCCTTTGACGAGGATTGCCCCGATTGCGGGCCAATGTGCGCTGATGCCCTCGTCGAGTTGATCTTGTGGATTACTGACTCGGCCAAACGAAAGACGACACCATTTGGGCGGGTTGCCGCCCTGATGGTGATCACTAGGCAAATGACAGTGGCTCAAGCTTCAAAACGTTTCGGAATTACTGGCCGCCGTATATATCAAAACATCAAGGAAGTGTCGGTTCGGTTCGGTCTTAACTATAAGCACGGCAAGATCCTCTAGCCTTTAAATGAACAAAATTTATCAAAAGCCATACTACCAAGACCAAAGCGTGATCATTTATCACGGCGACTGTCGGCAAATTGTGCCGCAACTTGGCAGCTTTGATTTGCTGCTAACCGACCCGCCTTATGGGATTGGTGTTGATAAATCGATAAACAAAAAATCCGGCAAACATTTTAAAGGAAGCGCTGCCCCTTGCGGGACATATAAGGTCACAAATTGGGATAATCAACCACCTTCAAGATGGGTTTTTGAAATGTTGCTTTCAGTTTGCAAAAAATCGGTGATGTGGGGTGGGAACTTTTTTGATGTTGCTCCGTCGAAGGGCTGGCTGGTTTGGGACAAATTAAACGGAGAAAGTGATTTTTCAGACTGCGAACTTGCTTGGACAAATCTCAAAACACCCATCAGGAAAAAGGAGCATCTTTGGAACGGCATGCTGCGAAAAAACAAGGAACAACGATGGCACCCAACGCAAAAACCCGTTGAACTGATGCAATGGTGCATCAACTTGGCGGGTGATGTGCAAACCATTCTTGACCCATTTGCCGGCAGTGGAACCACTGGACGCGCTGCCAAGGACTTAGGCAAGCAGGCCGTGCTTGTGGAGATGGATGAACAATATTGCGAAATCGCGGCCCAACGAATGGCGCAAGAGGTGCTGCTGTAAGATGACCCCCCGGCAAGGAATCTCTTTGACCCCCCTACCCCCTATCGGGTTTCCGCATCGCGAAAAAATGGCATGACCAAACCCCGAAAGCCTAACACGCACAAAGCCAACGACTTATGGACCGTCAAAATGATCGCCGAGAAATTGGAGATCACAAACGATCAAGTTCGCAATCTAGTTTCAACCATTCCGGTCGCCGCAAATGACGGAAGGGCAAACCTTTACAACCCGAAAGATGTCCGCGCCGCGGCCCGAGCCCGGACCAAAAAGAACGAAGCGAAAAGCGGATCGCGTGAGTTCTATGAGATTGAGAAGCTCAAGCAACAGATTAGAAAGCTGTCGGTCGAGGCAGACACGGCCGAGGGGCGAGTCATACCCAAGGAGCAAGTTCACGCCGGGTTTTTCCGCTTTGGTTCTCAGGTTCGCAACGCCTTGCTTGAGATGGTCGAAAAGCTTCCCCCGCTTCTAGCAGGCCAAACACCGGATCAAATGCAGGTCCGCCTGAAAGAATACGCCGAGGGCGTTCTTGATGCCTTGCGAAATCACGAATATTCGGACAAGTGAACATCAACGAATTGATGAACGATGTGTCGCGGGCTTGCTACAACCCGATCGAAACGGCATCGGTTTACAGATGGGCCGAGGATTCGTTGAGGCTTCGCGATAGCCCATACGGGAACCAGTTTAAGCCCGACGAAACGCCTTGGCTTAAAGAGCCTCTGAGATGCATTTCCGACCCGACGGTCGAGACGATTGTCCTCAATTGCGCGGCTCAGTGTGGGAAGACAGTCTCGATGCAAGTCGCCTCTGCTTGGGCTCTTGCTAACTACCCCGGCCCGACGATGCTGGTCATGCAAGACGAGGCATCGACCTTGGACATTGCCAAGCAACGAATGATTCCAATGATCGAGTCATGCGAGCCGCTTCGAAAGCAATTCCCTGAGAACCGGCACATGAAAACGAACACCGAGATTTTTTTTGCCTCGGCGACTTTGAAGATGGGCGCGGCAAATAACAACTTCCTTCGATCGTGGTCAATCCGTTGGATGTTTGGGGATGAGTGTTCGGCGTGGAAGCCGGGCATGATGAAAAGAGCCCGAGCAAGGACGGTCCGCTATTGGAACCGCAAGCTCTGGTTCTCGTCGACACCCGAAGCCTTTGGGGATGATTTCGATCTCGAATACCGATCGGGCACTTGTGAACAGTGGGCTCTAAAGTGTCAAGGATGCGGCGAGTTGTTTGTTCCTGACTTTTACAAGTGCCTAAAATGGGAAACATCGGACGACACCAAACCGGGCGGAGAATGGGACTTTGAAAAGGTCGCCGAAACCGTTCGGATGGAATGCCCTCATTGTCAGCACCTACACGAAAACAACGAAACAGTGTGGCGGGCAATGGTTAACGGAGGCGGATACATTGTTGAAAACGACAATCCGACCCCGAAGGTTCGATCCTTTTCGTTCAATCAATTGACCCTCCCTCCTTCGGTGATGCCTTGGGCTTCGCTTGTTGTGGACTTTCTGAAAGCAAAACGACAAGCGGCCTCGGGCTATTTGTCGCCTTTAAAAGAATTTGTCACCCTTCGACTTGCTCAACCTTGGAAGGAATCCGAACACATTGACACCGAGAGCATTGTCGCCGCTTCATACGATCCGGCCGGTGATTGGGAGGATGAGGCGCATCGATTCATGACAATCGACTGTCAAAAGGATCTCGAGTTGTTTTATGTTGTCATCCGAGCTTGGGCCATTGGCGGAGGGTCTCGCCTCTTGACCTTTAGGCGTTGCCACTCATTTGACGAATTGCGGGCGCTTCAATTGGAATACAAGGTTGCCGATTCAAAGACATTCATCGATACGGGTTACATGACCGGATCTGTCCTTTCGGAAGCTTCCAAGTATCACTGGATCGGAATGCGGGGAACCGACCTCGAGAACTTTCAGCATTCAACCCCCGGCGGCTTTGTCCGTCGCCTTTACTCCAAACCGACCCGCGTCAATCCTGCATCGGGCCGCGTCTCTCCGCCTGTCTTCCGCTGGAGCAACCCCGGCGTGAAGGACTCGCTTTTAATGCTTCGAACAGGTCGGTCGCATCCTTGGGAGATTTGCGACCTCGGGGATCTTGCCGAGGAATACGCGCGACAACTAGACAGTGAACGAAAGCGAGAGGTGCAGGACAAACAAGGCCGGGTCAAGCTAGTCTGGCAGCGATACAGGCGCGACAATCACGCGCTAGATTGTGAATGTATGAATCTCGTTGCCGCATACATCTGCAAAGTGTTTAGGGATCAAGAGTAATTTCACTTTTCACCCATCATATTGATGGGAGATGTCCGACCGTTTTTAAGGCTGCAAACCGATGATTGGCTTTTATTGCTAAAGTCTCGAGTCGCTCAAGCGATTCTGGACAACAGCACAACCGTAAGCTTTTCAAACTCTTCCCAAAGCGGATCCAAGCAAACGGTCCTCCCTCCTGCTGAGTTGTCCGCTCAGTTGACCGACGTATTAATCGAGAAAAGCCTTGTCAGCGGAACCAAGCGGGCCGGGTTGACATTTGCCCGATTTGGACGATGAGCCTCCTTGATCACAACGGGCGCCCCATCTCGACGGATTCAGCCCCCAAAAAGCGCGGTTACGTTAACAACTATTATCGCGGGGCTGAAATCAACCGGTATCGGTCCGCGCTTAACTGGCATACAGCCGATGTCGGGACAACCCTCAACAAAAGCGTTCGTCGCCGATTGTTAGGATACGCGCGGTGGATGTTTGTAAATAGCGGAGTCTGTCGGGGATCCGTCAATGATCTGGCGCGTTACTCGGTCGGGAACGGGCTAATACCTCAGAGCAATTCCGAACACGCCAACGAATACGAGTCCTTCTTTTCTCAGTGGGCCAAAGTTGCCGATCTGGGGAACACTTTCACCTTTTGGCAGATGCAACGCCTTGCATCGGTTCGGCTAGATGTCGACGGTGATCTCGGCTTTCTGTTCGTTAAAAAGCCATTTCCACAACTGCAAATCATTGAGTCCCACAACATCGAACACGATGGTTTCGACGTAGGTGATCACGATGGGGTGTATGCAAACGCCGCGGGTCGACCTACTGCCTATAGTGTCCGAGATGGCGAAAACATTCGCAAGGTTTCGGCGAACGATTTTCATCTTGTTTTTGAGCCCGATCGCGTTGGTCAGCTTCGAGGGGTTACGTCTTTAGCACATGCAACCGATCACAT